TTAGGTCCCAGCCACCGTCTGGCTGGCCTGCGCGGCAGCGAGCACCGCGGTCAGCTCCCCGCTGAACAACGCGGCCGCAAGACGGGCCTGGGCCTGCCGCTGGAGGGCCTCCGCAGGCACCACGTAGCCGCGCGTGGTGCGCACATCGCCGTGGCCCATGGTGTCCTGGACGACGGAGATGTCGGTGCCGGTGGCGATGAGCAACGTGGCCGCCGTGTGGCGTGCGGCGTGGAGCCGCTTCACCGGGACACCGGCGCGGCGGGCCAGACCCTTCCACTCCTCGTGGTCCCGGCGCGGATCCAGCTGCTTGCCCGATGGTGTGGTGAAGACGTACCCCTGGTCGTTCCAGCGCATCCCGCGGTCCTGCGTCTCTCGCATCTGGACCTGCCGCCATCGCTCGATCGCGTCGACGAGCTGTGGTGACGGGAAGAGCGGCCGCTCGCTGCCCTCGCTCTTGAGGTCGACCTCGACCAGGCCGCCGTCGTATCGCGCAGGACAGTGCATGGCGTGCTTGACGCAGCCGGGCCGGCACGGTGGCGGGCATGCCCGGGCGTGACGCCTGCAGTGGATCTGCGTCCGGTCCGGGCAGAATCGGGGGTTCGCCTTGCACGCGCGGCGGTCGGTGCAGCCGTGCTCCCAGCTCGGGCCGCACGGCTTCGTCCGACATCTCTGCGCGGCGCACGATGCAGGGTCGGCGCAGCCGTGCTGCCAGGTGCCGCGCTGTGTCTGGGTCTGCAGGTTGATCCGCGGTTCCGGTTCGCCCTCCTCGTCGACGGCGTTGAGATCGAGGTGCGGCCAGCGCAGGCCCAGCGCCTCGCCCTGCCGCGGCCCCAGCAACAGACCGAGATACCACCGCGCCTCGAGCCGGTCGCTGGCGGCTGCGGCGAGCAGCGCCTGGCCGTCCTTGAGGCTGTACCCGTCCGGGCGGGCCTTCCGCGCCGTCGGTTTCTCGATCAGGTCGCACACGTTCCTGGTCGCGCGGCCGCGGCGGACCGCGACGTCCAGGGCTTTCGACAGGATGTTGTGCATCTTGACGATGCTGGTGGCCTTCATGCCCTTGCCGCTGCGCCCCCCGCTTTTGCGCATGGCGTTGTACAGGCCATCCAGATGTTCCGGCTCGAGCAGGTTCCGGGTGCCGCCGAGCCTGCGCGCGCCGATGTGCGGCTTCGCCCAGGTGTTGATGAGCGACCGGTAGCCGCGCCACGTCGTCTGCGGCTTTGCCGGTCGGACGATGTGCTCGAGGTAGTGGTCGAGCCAGTCGCCGACCGTTTCGATCCTCTTGGGTGTCGCGCCGCCGGCGGCCTTGACCCGCTCGGCGAGTTCGGTCATCGCGTCGGAGACTTCTTCAGCGGTGTCGCGCTGGATGTGGGCCCGCTTGGGTCGGCCGTTCGGGAGGGTGCCGACCCGTGGCCATGCGTGCCACTTGCCGTCGGTGCCGAGGGAGATCTTGTAGCGGCCGGTGGGGTTCCGGCCTCGCCGCGCGGCCATCAGGCGCCGTCGCGGCCACGCAGGCGGATGGTCGCGTGTTCGCCGAGCCGGCCGCGGATGTCGATGACCTTTGCCTCGCCCTCGACGGCGTAGCCGAGGTCATGAGCGGCGCAGGTGTAGACCTGCCACCACGCCACGTCGAGCTTCAGGTTGATCTGCTCGGACATGGCGGCCAGCTGGGCGTGCGCGATGGCGTTCTGCGAGATCATCTCGACGTATTGGCGGTCGAGTTCGACCGTGGCCTCACCCATGGCGGTCTGGACGCGGTGGCCGATCTCCTCGCGGATCTGCTGCAGCTCGCCCATCAGGACGACGTGGTCACGAACTCGGGCGTCGTGCATGAGATAGCGCAACGCGAAGGCCAGCGTGACGACGGTGACGGTGGTGGCGAAGGCGGCGAGGGTCAGGATCTGGGTGTCGTTGGTTTCGGCGTGCTGTGAGAACGCGAAGACGATGACGGCCGGCCAGGACAGGAATGCGGTGGCTGCCGCACCCGTGGTCAGGACAAGGCTGGCACGGCTCGGCGGGGTGATTTTGGTGGCGGGCAGGGGGGTCTGTGCGTCCTGCATGTGCGGGTTCCCTTTCACACATGGAGATCTGACGATGTGACGTGCGCGAATCCGTTGTCCCTGCCCGGGGTTGGGGTTCGATCTGGGCAACGGTAGCCCTGTCCCACACAGTCATCACTAGTCCGATCGGACAAGTCACACTGAGTAATTAGCGCTGGATACTCAGCTTCCGGTGGGACGCTCTCGTGGCGTGGGCCGGGCGGCGAGGGTGTTGATGGTCTCGCGGATATGCCACTTCTCCCGGTCCGAGACGTTCGGATCGTTGAGCCGGCGCAGCAGCGTCTCGAAGTTCTCGTCGAGCGGCGGCGGCTCGGGCACCGTCGCGCGCCCGGTCTTGCCGGGCCACAGGATCGCCAGTGCGGCAGCGGCCGGAATGTCGAGCACGTCGCAGAACGCCTCGACCGCGTCGGCGGAGGGCGAGGTCTCCCAGTCACCGTTGAGCCAGCGGTAGATGGTCGCCTGACTCACGGCTGCGGCACCGGGCGTCTGCTCGGCACGGACCTTGGTCTCCTTGGCGATCTGCGGGATGGTCCAGCCGCGACCGATCTTCGCCTGATCGGTGGCCCGGCGCACGAAGCGGGCCCAGGCGTCACGGCGCACATCAGGCGCAGCGGCTGGCATGCCGACACAGTAGGTCCCATCTGCGGTAATCCGGTCTCGCGGATGCGAATCTTCGCGTAGGCGAGACGGCGGGCTGCGATCCTCCGTGGCGCTGACTGCGTGCGACAGCGTGTGCATAGATGCAAATCTAGGTCTGCTTGGTCGATGTCGCACATTGGCCGAAAGTATGAGTCGTCTCGTAGGCGAGAACGTGTCATAGTCTTCTCGTGGACGAGAATCCAGTCGCAAGCAGTCTCACCGGCGAGAGTCCAGTGCGGGCCATCGTCGACGGCGACGAGGTGAGCCTGAAGCCGAGGTTCGTGTCGGTGAAGGACGCCGGCCTGTATCTGGGCCGCATCGTGCCGCGCGAGGTCTACCGCCTGCTCGCCGCCGGCGACCTGGAGGCCGTGTCCCACGGGCGTCGGCGTCTGGTCACGGTCGCCTCGCTGGAGGCCTACGGCGACAGGCTCCTCGACCAGCTCAAGCAGCCGGCCGAAACCGCCGCCTGAGTCCGCCAGGAAAAGCAGGCCCCGCGGCGCAGCCACGCCAGCAGGGCCCAGACACGGAGGAGATGACTCCGATGAGTCCCACCCTAGACGAGACAGCGACAACGCGCGATGAGCGGGTGACCGTCGACCACCGTGCCGCCCTCGCGTTCGGCGTGCTGAGCCGCGCCATCGAGTTCGACGGCATGCCCGCGCCGTGGGGCGTCTGCTTCATCGGCGACGTCGCCGACGTGCAGATGCTCTGCAACCAGATCGCCGGTGTCGACGACTGGGCACGCCGCCTCGGCGTGACGGCCGAGCTTGACAACACCATCATCCACGGTGGCTCCGGCCGCATGTGGCGCGCGTACCAGGTCGAGGGCAGCCTCGACGGTGCCAGCGTCAGGGTCTGGTCCTCGGTCGACGTCGAGCCCGAGCGGATCCACCTCGACCTCAACCGGGCCGACGAGTTGGCCCGGTGCGGCTACCACCTCGGCGACAACGGTGGCGACGGCTGGACCACCGACCCCGCGAAGGTCACGTGCTCCGGCTGCAACGGCGGTACCGCATGGGCAGCCTGACCACCCTGGTCCTCCTCACCGAGATCCTCGACCCGGCCGTCGTCCTCGCCGTCTGGGCCCTCGCGTGCCTCGGCTCAGCCGGCGGCGTCGTCGCCCTCGCGTGGGCGGTGCAGATCAACGGCGACGGCGATCCGTTCGCCCGTCGGCTCACCCCCGACCAGGCCGTGGACCTGACCCCGAACGCGCACCTCGCACGCCACGCCGCCCTCGAACCCGCACCGTGGCGCGCAGCGCACACCGCTCGTGCTGTCCTGCACCGCGGCCAGCACCATTACCGCCGCGGCTCCTGGGCAGCACCGCTCATCGACCGCCTTGGCGAGGACACGCAGGCCGTGATCCCCGCCGCGCAGCTGCTCGCCGCCGTCCGCGAACTCCAGCAGCGTGCGGCATGACGCCGGACCAGCAGCAGGCGCTGATCCTGCGCAAGTACGCGACTGGCAGCGACCTGACCGAGATCGCCGCAGAGTGCCGCGTCGGCATGAACACCATCTGCGAGGTCGTCGGCGCCGTCAACTTCCAGCGGGCCCGTGCGGCTGAGCTGGTCCGGCAGCACGACGCTGCGGGGTTCAACCGGCACGTCCTCAACGGCCGGGTGACCAGCCCGCACCCCGCCTCCGTACAGCCACGGCGAAACATGCGCCCTGTCGCCGTCATCCGCTGGGAGGAGCCGCCGCCCGGGCGCTCGAACGGCGGCGGGAAGCGGGAGTCGTACCTGGCTCCGCTCGCCGACGAGCTCCGCGCGAACCCGGGCCGGTGGGCGCTGGTCCACATCGGCGACTCCTCCGGCCAGGCCACCGGGATGGCAACCCACATCGCCCGGGGCCAGGTCCTGGCCTTCGCACCCGCCGGCGACTTCGACGCGGTGTCGCGCCGGGTCGACGGCAGGCACCGCGTGTACGCGGTCTACCTCGGAGAGGAGGGCTGAGCGATGTCCGAGCAGGAACGGATCGTGCGGGCCTCAATGGCCCAGCCGCGCGTCATGACCATCGACCCCGGCGTGCAGGTCGAGCAGGCGCCGCCGCTGCGCACCTGGTCGAAGATCGACGGGCCGCCGGCCGGGCTGCTGGAGATCGAACTGCTCGACGCGGACGACAACGCGGTCGAGCGGTGGACGCGACCGGCCGGTTACGGCGGCTACTGGACGGACCCGACCGGGCGCCTGAAGCGCCAGACGTGGTCGCAGATCCGGGCCCGCGGCAAGGTCCGCGAGGTGCGCGGTGGCTGACACCTTCCCGGCCCGCATCCGCCAGGCCATCGCCGACCCGGGCTCGATCATCCCCCGCATCGAGGTCGGCGACGACGGCCTGCCGGTCCCCGGTTACGAGCCGCGGCTCGATTGGGAGGCCCGCGCCGTGCTGATGGTCGCCTCCGAGGCCCGGTGGGTGCCGTCCAGCGAGAACGACGGCGTCGCCAACCCGGTCTTCGTCGCCGTCGCGCTCGGCTTCTACGGGCTGCTCATGCTCGTGGTCGGCCTGTGGCTCGGGTCGGTGTGGCTATGACCGACGTGCTGCTCCGCGCCGCCCGCAACATCGGCGCCCTCATCCTCGCCTCCGCTGTTCTGCTGCAGGTCGCGCGCCGGATCGGCGGCCAGCGATGACGACCGCCGCCGAGGAGATGCGCGGCCTGCTCACCGAGCTGAAGGTGCCGGTCAAGAAGGCCGACGCGATCATGGAGCGCTTCAACGAGCTGTTGGCCGACCAGCAGACCCCCGCCACCGTGTGGGTCGCCGGCTCCCGCCCCGCTGTCGAGGTCGTCGAGATCTACGGCCTGGAGATTGGTGTCGACGCGTGCGGCAACGCCGAGCACGTGACCCCGATCGGCGTCGGCTGGCCGCAGGGTTTCGACCTGCCCGAGCTGGAGTACGCGGCATGAGGGCGCCGAAGTCCAACCCCGTCGGTGCGCTGCTTGACGCCTGGCAGACCACCCGAGCGGAACTGCGCGCACTCGAAGTTGCCGCCCACCAGGACATCACCGATGCCCTCGGTCGGGTGTGGGTGTGGAAGGACGGCGATCTCTACGTCCACGACTCGATGGCCTGGCCGCGCTCCCTCGTCGAGCGACCCAACGTCGGCTGGCCCGCGCACCGGCTGCTCGACAACCCGAACTACCGGTGGTGTGAGGTCTGCCTGCGGGAGATGACCGCGGCCCAGCAGGTTGGGGCGTCGTCATGACGCTCAACCAGTACGGGCCGGACAAGCCCTGTCAACGCACCGGCACCTGCACCGAGGCCGGGCCGCACCTCGGCGGCGCGCACCTCGACCCGCGGGACGCGCTGTACGACGGACCCTCCACCACCATCAACGCGCTGCCGCACCAGGCACGTGACGCTGCGCGGGCGCTGCTGTCCGGCGGCGCGCCGGTGCCCGAGGTCATCGACATGGCCAAGGAGATCCTCCGGCTGCGCAGCGAGGTCGCCGCGGTGCGGGTCGACATGGACCGCCAGGTCCGCGCCGCCCTGCAGCGGGCCGACGACTGCACCGAGCACGGCAAGGAGATCGTCCGGCTCAACGAGCAGGTGCAGTTCTTCGACGAGCAGGCCCGGAAGAACGACGCCGGCCGCCTCGCGTTGCTGGGCCTGCTGCACGCGGTCGAGGACTTCGTCCGCAGCTACCGGGAGGGCCCCGCCAAGGCGGGCCTGACCGTCGATGACGTGGTCACGGCGCTGGCCGGCTTCGCGAAGAAGACGAGCGCCGCGCACCAGAGGGCGTGGAAGCGATGACCAGCCCGCGCTTCTTCCTCGGCACGCACCAGCCCGGATGGCTCAACTGGGCTGGGGTCCGCTGTTCGTCTCCGACGTCCGGCTCCGGGGCTACAAGAGCCTGCCGCTCGCAGCTGCACCGTGGGCGCTCGACTCCGGGGGCTTCTCGGAGTTGCAGAAGTACGGCCGCTGGACGGTGACGCCGGCGGAGTACCTCGGGCGCATCCGTCGGTACGAGCGGCAGGTCGGGCAACTGACTTGGGCAGCGCCGCAGGACTGGATGTGCGAACCGATCATCATCAACGGCGGTGTGATCAACGGGCAGCGCTTCGTTGGCACCAAGCTGAGCGTCCGCGAACACCAGTGGCGAACGATCGACAACTGGTGCGACCTCGACAACCTGCGCCCCGCCGACATGCTGACCCCGATCATCAAGGTCGTTCAAGGCAGCACCATCGACGACTACCTGCGCCACGTCGACCTCTACCGCGCGGCCGGCATCGACCTGCGCGACGAGCCGCTCGTCGGCGTCGGGTCGGTCTGCCGCAGGCAGGGCACTGACGAGGCGCGTCAGATCTTCCAGGCGCTGCACGACGTCGGCGTAACCCGGCTGCACGGCTTCGGGCTCAAGAAGACCGGCCTGGCCTTGTCCGGTGACCTGCTCGTCTCGGCGGACTCCATGGCCTGGTCGTTCGACGCCCGGCGACAGCCGCGCATGGAGCAGTGCCAGGAGCACAAGAACTGCGCCAACTGCCCGCGATTCGCCCTGCAGTGGCGCCGCGAGCTGCTCACCAAGATTGGAGCGACAGCAGCATGACCGACGTTCAACAGGTCCCACGGGCCAAGGTCGAGCCGGGCAGCCGCCTGGAGGACCTGCTCGCCACGTACGCCCGCCTGAAGCCGGCGGCGGACGAGGCGGCGTCCCGGCTCAAGGCCGTCACGGACGCCATCAAGGTCGAGCTGACCACCGCCGTGCCCGGCGTGCCGAAGGTCGACGTGGCGCACGAGTCCCTGGCGCAGCCGCTGCGGCTGTCCTGGGTCGAGAAGTGGGACCTCGACAGCAAGCGGATGAAGGCCGAGGACCCGGCGACGTACGTCAAGTGGGCCCGCAAGGGCGGCAGCTGGCAGCTGCGGGGCATCAGCGCATGAGCGTCTCGGTCAGCTGGCGCTACGCCGTCGTCGGGGTCTACAAGGACCGCGACTGGTCGACCTGGCACGTGTACCCGCTGCCGTTCGTACGGCTGTCGTTCGGGCGGGTCCGATGACGTCCGTCGCTGAGTTCATGAGCGCCGCCCCGGCCCGGCTGGAGGGCAACACGCCCTGGGCCGCCAGGTACGCGGGCGAGCTCCGGCGCGTCGTCACCACGCACGCCAACGGCAGCGCGCGCAACCTGCAGCGGCACCTCGGTCCGTCCGAGCTGGGCGTGCCGTGCGACCGGCAGGTGGTCGGCAAGCTCGCCGGGCAGCCGGTCACCAACCACGTCGTCGACCCGTGGCCGTCGATCGTCGGCACGGCCGTGCACGCCTGGCTCGCCGACGCGTTCACCGCGGCCAACGCCGGGCTCGACTTCCCGCGGTGGCTGGCGGAGCAGCGCGTCGTGCCGCACCCGGACCACTCGGGTACCGCCGATTTGTACGACGCGCAGGAATTGGCCGTGGTCGATCATAAATGCCTCGGCGAATCCAGCATGGCGAAGGTCCGCGGAAAGAACGGGCCGCCCATCAAGTACGTCATTCAGCTCGTGCTGTACGGCAAGGGCTACCGCAATCTCGGGCTGCCGGTGTCGCGCGTCGCGCTGGCCGCCTACCCACGCACGGCCGCCACTCTTGACGGCCTCTACGTGTGGGAACGCCCTACGGGGCCGCAGGACGACGCGCTCATCGAGGAGGTGTTCAAGCTCACCGCCCGACGCAAGGTCATGGCAGAAGAAGTGCTGAGCGGACTGACATCTATCACTGACATTCGCACTGCACCTGACGACGACGAATGCTTCTTCTGCCCCTTCTACCGTCCCCAATCCAAGCGCGACAAAGGCCCCGGGTGCCCGGGTCCGACCAACTGAAAGGGAATTCCATGCAGCCGAACTACCCGCCGCAGTACGCGCCGCCGATGCCGCAGTATCCACAGCAGCCGGCCGCCTACCCGCAGCAGCCCTACGCCCAGCCGGCGCCGCCCGCGGCCTACCCGCAGCAGCCCACCTATCCCCAGCAGCCGGCCGCTTATCCACAGGGTTATGCACAGGGCTACGCACAGCCGCAGTACGCCCCGCCCCCGCCGCCGGCCGCGCCGCTGCCGACCGGCACCCTCGACGGCTTCTACTCGCAGCCCAGCTCCGGCGGTGGACCGTCGTTCAAGTTCCGCGACGCCAACGCCAACCCGCAGATCGGCAAGTCCTACGCCGGTATCGTGGCGCGGCCCATCACCGACGCCGACATCCGCGCCCAGACGGACAACAACGGCCGGGTGCAGACCTTCAAGGACGGCCGGACCAAGTTCGTGCTCATCGTGCCGATGCAGGTCCAGCCCTCGACCGAGTTCCCCGACGGCCAGGCCGGCTGGTGGGTCAAGGGCCAGGCGCGCGACGAGCTGGCCCGGGCGATGGCCGAGGCCGGTGCTCCGGCGGGTGCGCCGGAGGCCGGGGCGGGCATCCGCGTGACCCTGGTCAGCGTGCGGCCGGTGCCGAACATGAGCCCGGCCTACCAGTACCGGGTCGAGTACATGCGCCCGGCCGGGGCTGCTCCGGTGCCGGCAGGTGCGGTGCCGATCCTTCACCCGCAGGGCAGCGTCCACGGGCCGGACGACCGCAACTACGCGGGCTACGCCCCGGCGCCGCAGCCGCAGTACGCACCGGTGCAGCAGCCGCAGCAGGTTCCTCCGCCGCCCGCGTATGCGCCCGCGGCGGTCCAGGCGGTGCATCAGCCGATGCCGCAGCCGGTGCAGGCCGCTGCTCCGGCCGCGACGCCGCAGGGCTTCAACGACGAGCAGGCGGCGCTGTTCGCCAAGCTCACCGGCGGCCAGGCCGCGGCCTGAGCGGGTGACTGTCCGGCCCGGGCATGGCTTCCCCCTGTGTCCGGGCCGGGCGGTGACCCTCTCGATCCCAGTCCCAACTCCACCCCAGAGAGGTATCGATGAAGCGTCTCCGCCTATTCCGCGGTCGGCTCGTGATCTACATCGAGCCGCGTGACGCATGGATCGGCGCCTACATCGCTGAGGACTACGTCTACGTCTGCCCGGTGCCGTTCCTCGTGGTCCGCTGGAGCCGGGGGTGGTGATCGACGCCGCTCTGCACGGGGAGCTGACCGCCGACGGCACGCACCTCGTCCTGATCGGCACCGGCCCCGACCCCGACATCGCGCGCATGGCCGCGCTGCTGCAGCTGATGACGCCGCTGGTCAAGCCCAGCAACCCGCCCGGCGCGCTCGTCCTGCCCGCGACGTGGGCGGCCGTCGTGCAGCTCGCCCACCTCTTCGGCGCCGCTTGGTGCCCGGGCCCGCGCCTGCTCGCCTGGCTGCGCGAGGAGACCCTACGGCGCACCCCGACCGGCGGCGGCCTGACCGTCGCGCTGCCCGAGGGGCTGACGGCCTGGCCGTACCAGGTCGACGGCGCGCTCATGATCGCGGCCACCGGCCGGGCGCTGCTGTTCGACGACCCCGGCACCGGCAAGACCATCACCACGATCCTCGGCCTGCTCGAGCGCGCCGCCGCCGGCCACCTGGTGGCCCCGGTCGTGGTCATCGCCCCGGCGTCGGTCGTCGACCCGTGGGTGGAGGCGTGGAAGACCTGGGCACCCGCCTGGCGGGTCAACGCGTGGCGCGGCAGCCCGGAGCAGCGGCGCCGCCTCGCCTCACGGCCACCCTCGACGGCGGCACACGTGCTCGTCACCAGCTACGACACCGCCCGCATGGACGCCGCCAAGAACGGGCCCCTGGCCCGGCTGGCCCCACGGACCGTGGTCGTCGACGAGTGCCACCTGATCAAGAGCGCGCACGCGGCCCGGTCGATCGCGGCCCGGCGCCTGGCGAAGCGGGCCGACAACTTCGTGGCGCTGTCCGGGACCCCGATCACCCACCACCCCGGCGACCTCTGGCCCACCCTCGAAGCCCTCGCGCCGCTCGCCTGGCCGTCCGGGGAGCGGTGGAAGGCGCGCTACTGCACGACCATCCCGGGCGACTACAGCGCCAAGGTCATCGGGCTGAACACCGCCACCGAGTCCGAGATGCGCACCACGCTGCTCGGCCAGCACCGCCGCGTCGCCAAGGCCGACGTGCTCACGCAGCTGCCGCCGAAGGTCTACAGCGTCCGCTCCGTCGAGCTGCCGCCGGCATACCGCAAGGCGTACGACCAGATGGAAGCCGCCATGATCGCGCAGCTTCCCGACGGCGCCGAACTGTCGGTGATGTCCGTGCTCGCGCAGCTGACCCGGCTCACCCAGCTGGCCAGCGCGGCGGCCGACGTGACCGTCACGACCGAGACCAACGAGGACGGCGTCGAGGTCGAGCACGCCCAGGTCCGGCTGAAGGCACCCAGCTGGAAGGTCGACGCGCTGATGGAGGTCCTCGCCGAGCGACCTGGGCAGCCGGTGGTGACGTTCGCGCCGAGCCGGCAGCTCGTCACCCTGGCCGGGCAGCAGGCCACCGACGCGGGCCTGCAGGTCGGGTACGTCGTCGGCGGGCAGTCCATGAAGGGGCGGACCGAGACCGTCGAGGCGTTCCAGCGCGGCAAGCTCGATCTCCTCTGCGTCACCACCGGCGCCGGCGGCGTCGGCCTCACCCTGACCGCCGCGCGGACCGTGGTCTTCCTCCAGCGGCCGTGGTCCCTCGTCGAGGCGAGCCAGGCCGAGGACCGCTGCCACCGCATCGGCAGCGAGGTCCACGACTCGATCGAGGTCATCGACATCGTCGCCGCCAAGACCATCGACGCCCGCGTCCGCGCGGCGCTCTACGACAAGGCCGGTCAGCTCGCCGACCTGCTCCAGGACCGACGCATCGTCACCGAGCTGCTCGGTGGATCCACCCTTCGGAAGGCTGCCTGATGTACGTCATTGGAATCGACCCCGGCCCGATCCCGGGTGTTGTCCGCCTCCAGCTCGCCGGCCAGCAACCCCCGCGCCTCGTTGATGTCCAGATCCTGCAGTGCACGCCCGAGGTGCTCACCGACGTGCTGGAGGCCCTGATCCAGGACGCTTCCTTTGCGGTCATCGCGCTGGAGCGGTTCGTGGTCGGAAGGCGCTCGGCCCGGTCGTCGACGCCGGCCGCCGGCGTGGCCACGCGCGGGCTGATCGGCGAGGTCGAGGGGTGGGCCCGCGACGGGCACGTCCGCGTCGTCACCCGGTCCGCGGCCGAGGTGAAGCCCTGGGCCACGGACGAGCGCCTTGCCGCGGTTGAGGCGGGCCTCTGGGAGCAGACCAGGGGCATGCGGCACGCGCGCGACGCCGGCCGGCACGCCCTGTTCTGCGCGGTCAAGGAGTTCGGCCTGCCCGACCCACTGAGCCGCCGCGGTCGTGACGCATGAGCACCTTCCCCTGCCCGACGCGGCGCTGCGGCCAGCCGCTGCCGGTCGACGCCCAGCCCGGGGAACGCTGCCTGACCTGCGGCCAGCCGATCAAGGTTCCCCGGAAGGCCGGCACCCGATGAGCGACCTGGTGAACCACCCACCGCACTACTCGGCGCACCCGAGCGGCGTCGAGTGCATCCAGATCACGGAGCACATGAGCTTCAACCTCGGCAACGCGATCAAGTACATCTGGCGGGCCGACCTGAAGGGCGACGCGATCGAGGACCTGCGCAAGGCCGCCTGGTACGTCGACCGGGAGATCGCGCGCCGTGAGGGCGGGTCGCGGTGAGCCGGCCGTACGCGGACAGCGTCGCCGACTACGCCCTGGCCGGCTGGCCGTGCATCCTGCCGGTCCCGGGCGCCGCCAAGCACCCGCCGCCCGTCGGGTTCACCGGCGCGGACGGCCGCGACACCGACCCGCAGCACCTGATCGCCTGGGCGGGTACGCACGCCGGGCACTCGATCGCCCTGCGCATGCCGGACGGCGTGGTCGGCATCGACGTCGACCACTACCGGAAGGGCACCGTCGACAAGCTCGGCGGCAACTGGTTGGCCGAGTACGAGCGCCGGTGGGGTCCGCTGCCGCCCACCTGGCGCTCGTCCGCGCGTGACCTGCCCTCCGGGATCCGCTTCTACCGGGTGCCGGAGGGCCGCTACGCGACCAAGCTCGGTGAGTCCATCGAGATCATCCAGCGGCACCACCGGTACGCGGTCGTCTGGCCGAGCCCGCACCACGAGGTCGGCGCCGACTACCGGTGGTACGGCCCCGACGGCGCCGTCAGCGCGACCGTGCCGAAGCCGATCGAGCTGCCCGAACTGCCCGAGGCGTGGGTGGCCGGCCTACGCGAGGGCGCCACCGAGGCCGGGCCACCCGCGGCGGGTATCGGCCGGGGCCAGACACTGCTGTCCGCGCTGCTCGCCGACGACCGGCCCGCGTGCACCGACGTGGTCAACGCCCGCGCGGAGGCGCTCAAGCAGTTGTCCGACGCCGAGCAGGGCAGCCGCCACGACATCACGATCGGCCGCGTGCACCACCTCGTGCACCTGGGCGCAGCCGGCCACCCGGGTACCGGCGAGGCGCTGCTGACGCTGCGCGGGGTGTGGGAGGCGCTCACCGCGGCGGAGGGGCGGCAGGACGAGTTCGACCGCATGCTGCTCACGTCCGCCCGCAAGGCCGTCCACCTGGCGGTCAACGACCGGCCCGTCGACCGCGACCCGTGCTTCGCCGTCGGTGTGGTGCCGATGGCCGCGCCGGCGCCGGCGGACAGCCGACCGGGCTACGACCAGCCGGAGCCGATCGAGCCGCCCCGGGAGTTGCACCCGTTCGAGGTGATCGGCGCGCACGAGTTCAACCCGCCCGGGCACCTCGACCAGACCCTGGCCGACGCCGTGCTGCAGCGGACCCACCCGGTGCTCCGCTTCGCGCACGACGCCCGGGTCTGGATGCTGCGCGGGCCGGAGATCTGGGAGAGCCACCAGGACCTCGCCGGGTGGTCGGTGGCGCTGCTCGCCGACCGGATGCCGCACGGCGACCCGGACGCCGAGAAGGGCAGCGACGCCCGCGACCAGGCCGACCGGCGCAAGCGGTTCATGACCGCGGCGGCCTCGCGGGGCATCGCCTCGAAGATGCGTGACCGGGTCGCCGGCGGCGTGCACCCGAACTCGCTGAAGATCGCCAACCTCGACCGGGAGCCGTGGCTGCTGTGGGCCGGCGGCATGGCGTGGGACCTCCGCGCCAGCCACACCGTGCCCACGCCCGCCTGGATCGATCCCGCGACCCCGCACCGGCACTCGGCCGCTGTGACACCCGAGGTGCGGTCCACGCCGCTCTGGGACGCGTTCGTGGCCGCCGTCTGGCCGGATCCGGAATTGCGGGCCTGGGCGTTGCGGGTGCTGTCCGTGGCCGTCACCGGCTACAGCGACAAGGTGCTGCCGATCATGGTCGGGCAGAAGGACCGCGGCAAAACGCAGGTGGTCGCCCTGATCATGTCCGTGCTCGGCACCTACGCCCACGCCGCCGACGCCCGGCTGCTCGGCGGCGCGGACAAGGCGCACGCCTCAATCATCTACGCCCTGATGGGCCGCCGGCTCAGCTTCATCGACGAGGGGCCGCGGGAGGGCCGCCTCGGGCAGGAGCGGCTCAAGCAGCTCACCGGCGGCGGCGACCTCACCGGCAACGCCATGAACCAGAACCCGGTCACCTGGTCGCCGACCCACACCCTCGTCCTCACCGCCAACGACGAGCCCATCCTCACCGACCCCGCCGTCCGCAGCCGCGTCCGCCTCATCCCCTGCGAGGGCGACCCCGACCAGGTCATCGCCGCCCGGGCCGCGATCGGGCACCCGAGCGGCCGGGCCTGGCGCAACGAGGCGCCCGGCGTCCTCGCCCAGATGATGCGCGAGGCGTCCGCGTGGCTGGCAGACCCGAGCAGCGCGCTCACCGCTTCAGCGCCTGAGGCGTATCGGTTCCGTGCCGAGGACATCGCCGCGGAGCAGGACCCGATCGCCACCTGGCTCGACGAGGAGACCGAACCGGACGAGTACGGCGAGCGCAGCCGGGCCCTCTACGAGGCGTTCGTGGCGTGGGCCCGCGTCGGTAAGCCAGCCGGGTGGCTGGCGCCCACCGAGACCAAGTGGGGGCGCGAGCTCAATGATCGGGGCTACCCGAGCCGGCAGACCATGACTGGCAAGCGGCGCCCGTTGAAGCTCCGGCAGCACGGTGGCGGCTGGCTTCCGATGACCGGAACGCCCCCTGCGGCGGCTCCGGTCAACCCGTCATCCCCTGCCCCCAACCCGTCATGGCCTCCGACCAACCCGTCATGGGTTCAGGGTCCGACGACTACGGAGGGTGCCGCCTCGGCTACTTCTCATGACGGGTTGACCCCCTCCAATGACGGGTTGATGACGGGTTCAAACCCCAACCCGTCATGGACGGAACCCCAGGTCAACCCCGAAATTTTCGACTCAATGACGGGTATGACGGGTTCACACCCCTCTACAGCTACACGCGCGCACACACACGCACAGGAAGCGCCAGGGGGAATTCCCGATTCAACCCGTCATACCCGTCAGCAATCTGCCACTACCAAGATCACGAAGGCTGCGCAGAAGGAGGCGGACAAGGCCGAGGCCCGGCGAGCCGCTGCGGGCGAGTCGACGTCCTTGCCGGCTGCCGTAGATCGCACCGGCCTGATCCTGCCCGCCACCGACGCCCGCGCGGCTGTCTTCGCCGCCATCGTCCGGGCGGGCGGCGCGCTGACCGTGGACGTCGAGCACACCGGCTACCCGGTCGGGCACCCCGACTACGCCCTGCGGACCGTCCAGCTCGGCGACGACCAGGTGGCCGTGGTGCTCGACCCGGCCGACCCGGCGCAGGCCGAGGTGATCCGGGAGGCCCTCGCCGCCGCGCCCGTGTTGCACGCGCACTCGGCCACTGCCGACCTGGTCCCCCTCGTGGCCGCCGGGCTGACCGACGAGTCCGCGTGGGAGCGGATGCACGACACGGTGATCCCGGCCAAGCTCGCCGATCCGCAGAGCACGGGCAGCGACCCGGCCCTCAAGCAGCTCGCCGGCGCGGTGCTCGGCAGCTCGGCCACCGCCCCCGAGGCGGACAAGGCCAGGGCCCACCTGTTCAAGGTCAACGGCTGGCTGACCGACACCAAGGCCACCACGCCGGTCGAGCGGTCCGGCTGGGCCCAGGTCGACCTCACCTGCGAGACCATGATTCGGTACGCAGCCTCGGACGTCCTGGACACCGCCGCCCTCGCCGGCCGGCTGCCGCAGCCGCCCGCCGCGGTGGTGGAGCGCGAGCGCGCCGTGCAGCGCATCACCGCCCGCGTGACCCACCGGGGTGTGCGCGTGGACAGCGACCAGGTCGCCGCCCTCGACGCCGAGCACACCCCCGCGATGCACGCCGCCGCCGACCTGCTCCGCGCCCTCGGGGTGGAGAACCCGGGCAGCGATCGGCAGCTCGCCGAGCGGCTCAGCGCACTTGGCGTGACCCTGCCGAGGACCTCACCCAGTGTGAAGTTCCCCGCCGGGCAGGCGAGCGTGGCCGCGGGCGTGCTGGAAGCACTGCGCGGTACCTCGGGCGAGGCAGGCGACCTGATCTCGGCCGTGCTCGACTACCGGCACCACGAGACGGTGCTGACCACGTTCCTGGAGCCGTACCGGGTGCTCTGCGACCGGGGCGACGGCCGGGCCCGCCCGACCGTCTACACCCTCGGCACCGACACCGGCCGGATGTCCTGCGTGCGCCCCAACCTGCAGCAGCTGCCCCGCCAGGGCGGCGTCCGCGCCTGCATCACCGCCGACCCGGGCCACGTCCTGGTCAGCGCCGACTTCAGTGGCGTGGAGATCCGTGTCATGGCCGCGCTCAGCCAGGACCCGACCCTCATCAAGATCCTCGGAGAGGGCGCCGACCTGCACGCCATGGTCGCCGAGCAGGCGTTCGGCCCCGGCTGGACCAAGTCCGACCGCTACACCGCCAAGCGTGGTGTCTTCGGCTGGGCGTACGGCGGCGGCGTGGCGAGCCTGGCCCGCCAGGTGGGTGTGCCCGAGCACGTCATGGCTGCCATCGTCGACTCCCTGCAGTTGGTCGCCCCGGACTACGTGCGGTGGGCCGACGAGGTCAAGCGGGCCGTGCGCTCCGGCGCCACCCAGATGCCGACCTACGCCGGCCGGGTCATCCACCTCGACCGGCAGTACCCCCATAAAGCCCCGAACTATTGCATTCAGGGCACAGCGCGCGAACTGCTCGTGGATGCCCTCCTGGCCTGGGACCAGACCCGGTGGGGCGGCGGCGTGGTCCTACCGGTGCACGACGAGATCGTGGCCATGGTCCCCGAGCAGGACGCCGACGAGGCCACCGAGGCGCTCGTGCGGTGCATGTCCCGCGAGCTATACGGCATCCCGATCGTCGCCGAGGCGAGCACGCCCTCTTTCGCCTGGAAGGACTCTTCATGATCCACACCGTCCGGACGCGGCTCCTCCTGCTCGCTCAGGCCAGCGTCGCCCTCGGCGTTCTGCTCCTGACCTTGGGGCTCACCGTGCACCTCGGCGGCCCCTGGTCGGCCGGCTACGGAATCGGCCTGCTCAGCGCCTGGGGCATCCTCTCCGTTCCGCTGCACCACACCAAGAAGCGCACGCCATGAGCCGCTCATGGGCCAAGGGCAGCACACGACGCTGGCGCGAGACCCGAGCACGCGTCCTGCTCGCCAACGCCAACACCAACCGCGGACACTGCGCCCTCAACGTGGGCAAGGAGTGCGCC